TCTTCATCTTCCCACATCTTCCACCACTCTCTTTTAATAATAGCACCTTCTTCCATTGTTGGTTGCTGTAACCACTGAGCATTCCATTTAGAAACAGGAAGGGAAGTTTTAACTTTTAACAATTCTTCTTCAGACCAGAAATTGGGCCATAAAATATTGCCGTCATCAAAAATAGCAGGGAACTCTACAACCTCCCAATGATCTGCATTTTCTTGTCCTTGTTTCTTTAACACCTCTGCCGTCAAATCTTTTGTAGACCAACGCGTCATAACAACAACAATAGACCCACCTGGCTGTAATCTTTGTCTTGGACCAGATGTATACCACTCGTAACAATTTTCCATAGCCGATGGTGATAACGCATCTTGCTCAGAATGAGGATCGTCAATAATAAGGAGGTCAGCACCACGACCTGTAATCGCTGCACCAACCCCCGCCGCAAAATACTCACCGCCCTGTGTAGTTGCCCAACGCCCAGCAGCTTTAGACTCAGGGGAAACTTTTGTTTCTGGAAATACGGTTTTGTAATCTGGAGTATCAACAAGCATTTTGCACTTACGACCGAAACCTGTAGCAAGTTCGGTTGTGTGTGTTGCTTGAATAATTTTTAATTTAGGATTAAGTCCTAACATATAGGATGGAAAATAGATTGACGCAAACTCAGACTTCGTGTGTCGAGGCGGCATATTAATAATTAATCTTTTTAATTTTCCTGTAGCTATGTCTTGTAATTTTTTTGCATAAATTTTGTGATGACTACTTTCAATAAAATCAGGCCACATTTTTCTTACATAAGTTAGAAAGTCATTTTTTGCTGCATCTTTTTCTTGTAAAAAATTTAATCTCTCTTCTAATTGAAGAGCGTAACGAATTTGTTCTTCGTCTAAACTACTATAATCAACTTCTGCTTGCGTCATGTATTCTCGATACCCATAACATTAATTCTGTGTCTGACATATTATGTTTCATAATATTTACTGCCCAACATACTAAACGAATATTTTCTTTTTTGTAACCTATATCATTATCTATTCTATCTATTGAAATATTTGTATATAATTTTTTTCCGGTGCCATCTCTTTTGTGTGTCATTTTAATGCCACTGACTTGACAATTACCTTTACACTCTAACCATATATCTAAAATATGTTTCCAAGACAAGTCCCAAGTTTTTTCTCCTTTTCTTTTTCGAGCAGATCGTAACTGTGTAAAGTTTCTTCTTAAAAATTTTATTGGGTCTTTATTAGTTTTATCATTGCGAAATTTTATATTGCATTTGCGACAACGCCGTCGGTAGCAAGGAGACCCATTCCTTGAAAACATTTTTTCAAATGCTGTAATGGGTTTCGTCACTTCGCATGTATTGCACTTGCGTGAGCTCTCCATAATTTCCTACATATAGTAGGTTTGATATTTATGCAACTAAATATTGATTATACGATTTGTAACACACATAAAAATATAGTTGAAAAACAAATAAATGTAATAAAATTAAGCATTTAACACCCTTTAATTAGTAATGTTATATACCCATAGCTACATTTATCAACTGAATAAGATGAATAAATACTATTTATATTGGTAATATTTAACCAGTAAGTACGAAAATTACTATTAAAACACCAACAACTAATATTGGAACAAGCCATTTGTTATTAAATGGTTGTTTTTCAGTTACATAAGCCTCATTACCAGGAGTAGATGGATCATCGGCTACAAATCTGCCTTTAGATGTCCGAGCTCTTTTCTTAGCTGGTGCTTTTTTCGTAGTTTTTTTAGTTTTAGCTTTTGCCATTTCTTGCCTTCCTTATTGATTTCATGCCGCGTTGCCCAAACCAGAATGAAATCACGGTTGAAAACAAAATTTTTGTTTCCTCGTCCCAGCTGGCTAATATAGCCTGGCTGACATCATCTCCTTCTTGTACTGCAACATAGACAGCTAACCCTTTAATGGTAGCAAACAGTATAAAAAAGAAATAAGTGACGACGGGTCGCACGGATGCTTGTAGTGCAGATATAAAGGAAGACTTATTACTTCTAGCAAGTTGAGCAGCATGTTCGTAGATAGAACGAGATTCTTCTACATCTGCTGCTGCGTCGAGCTCTTCAAGTTTCAATTGACTTAAAACTTCAGCGTGCTTCGCCTGTGCATCCAATAATTTTAATTGGTGACGATTTTTCTGCCCTTGCTCGAAGAATCCTAAGAGCGTGGGGAGAAAAGAAGTTCCAAAGCCCAAGAGGCTTCCAACGAGTGACAGCATTAAATCTCTCCTTTTAATCTAAGTTTTATATAATAGATAAAAATTATATTAATTGGCAAGAGAAAAAAGAACATAGGCCAATCAAGTTGAATCATAAATTGAAGACCACAATAGACAGAGAACACTCCACATATGTAAAGTATTATCTTGAGAAGCTCAAGAGCGTGACCTGTCATTTCATCCATGATCTACTCGTCGGTAGATTTAGTAGAAATTTGTATGTCTATTTCTTGTGACTCTGGAATATTTGCTGAAATGTTAATTGCAGAACTTGCACATCCGGCTAAAACCACTACCATAAGAACTAAAAATAAATTTTTCATTGTTAACCTCTTGTATAATATTTTTATACAACTTTATTTAACGATTGTTAACTGTTAATTATGTTAAAAATATGTTCCAAAGACATCGATCTCTGGGTAGTTTTGAGGAGAAGGATTCTTTAATCCACGAACATAGTTACTAAATCCTCTAATCTTACTTAAATCTAAAGGCATTTGCATAACAGCTTTTGTTTCTTGCATAGGTGTCATTGGACCTTGCTGCATTATTGGCTGAGCAGTTCTTGCCGTAGGTTGTTGTGGTTGCGGAGCAGTTTGTTGAGGTACAGGAGGTCTAGTCGCTGGATGCATGTTTGGTTGTTGCTGTAACACTTGACCACCACGACCAGGATTGTAAGCCTGCCCCCCGCCCATTGCATGGTTTAAGGGACCCTGTTGAAATGGTTGGTTCATGTTAGGTTGTCTAGGCATGTTTGGATTAAAATTCATTGGTATATATTATAATTTTTTTTTAAAAAGTCAATCGGAGTCCCTCTAGGGACCCAAAAAGTTAAAAGTTATTTTCGTTAGGCAGAAACCGAGTCTCGCCGCTCTGCGGCTCGAGTGTAGGATTTGGGGGTAGGGGGGCGTAAAAATAAGCTCCCTGAGCAATTTAGAAGCTCAGGGAACCTGCTTTCTTATGGTATCCAGCGACCAGTAAAAGTATAATGAAATAATTGAATTAATAATAACAAGCAACCGACTGCAAAAATTACTATTGAAATAAAAGCAATTAAAAGTAATAAATCTTCCATAATGTTAATGGCGGGGCAGTAATGCCCCGCCCTCCCTTTAAAATTCTAAATAACCATATAGCAACTCACCCTTTTGGCTAATGCTATATATCTTATCAATTCTGAAAGTCCTAAACTCTTTTGTGAATGCTGGTCTAAAGCTGATATGTTCATCAGGGTTAAAACCTTTTCGTTCAACTTGATGTTCGTCAGCTGATACTCTTACAGAGTAACGACCTAAACCTTTTGAGTTCATATAGACAATGTTACATACTCTATTCTTAGTAACTTTCCTAAGAGTTTCAGATGTTAAACCATCTTCTATCTCTACTTTGTCAGTTATTTTAGTTTCAGTGTTGTTCATTTTTTCTCTCCTTGTGTTTGTGAACATGAATATAATTTAACCCATGTTATCCCATATGTAAAGGTGAGTGATTTAGTTCATGCATATACCTATACCCTTAAGTTAGTAGGTAAGTCGGGCCATCTTGTGATGACCCGACCCGACCCGATTAAGTGGGGGCATTACTGCCCCCATTCTCCCTATTTGTCTTCTTCAGAGTAGATTAAGTCTCTACTACCGTAACTGTTGATGGATTGCTCTAACTCAGGCAGTAAATTCGCAGCTTGAATTATGCATCTAAATCTGTCGTCCTCGGCGAGGGAAAGAAGATATGGCGTGTCGAGCTTACATACGGCCATGTATAATTTAAAGATGCCATCCGCAAGATCGTTAACCCGTGTGTCTGTAACACTAGCAACAGTTTCTTCGTTATTAACATAACAACCTAAACCTACATCGATAGCCCTGGAGGTGCTTTGAAATTCCATGAACTCCCTGCCTTCTTTATAAGTTTGAGCGTTAACCTTAGAGACTCGACCGCAATCGCTAGTTAAGTCCTCTATTTTCTTATTTAATGTATTAACCATGCTTCTAATATAAACATATTATCCCATAAATCAAGATATTAATGGGCCGCCGTCACAAACAATGGAGTGAAAAGACTGCGACCCTCTCCTCGCCAGGAGTGTTCTTTTACATGTAACCCGACTCGGCCCGACCGCAGCCGAGCCGACCCGATGTGATCTTAATCTGTAACGAAGTCGTAGTACCTTCCGTTAGCTCTTGTAGTTTTTACTATTCGTTGGCCTTCCGCATTACATGGATAGTTAAAGTCAACAATATCATCCAGGTTCTGAAGATTAATATTACTCATATGCAGTCCGACCCATCCTCGAAATTCGTCACGGTTAGCTATACCGTGATCAGCATTTAATTCGTGGATAGTCTTGCGAGCTCTTTCAATACCAGAACCAAAGGTGCGAGGTAAGTATCCTTTATCAAAAGGCCTGATACCAAGTCGAGTTTTACCTTCCCAATATTCCGGATTACTATCTCTTACAATCTGAGCTTGTATGAATCGTCCGTCACTATCTATATGATTCTCAAACATACAATAGATGATTGTTATCTTATGTTCCGGACGCTGTAACTTTCTCGGAACGCTTTGAGCAAAGTCATCAAAGTACTCATGAATGTTTTCAATTTTAAATTCTGATTCACCCATACTACCAACCTCCATTTTGTTTGTGTTCTTCTAGAAGCTCATCAAAAGTTTGAGGAGTCCAGTGCAAGTCCCTTTCAACACCTAGTCCGAAAGGCGGAAATTTTAACTCTTCCAACTCGCTCAGATAAACCGTTCCAAATTCTCTATAGCCAACGCCAAGGTCGCATAGTCCGTAGAGGATGTTGTCATCTCTTTCAGAGATAAACCAACTACATCCACCTCCGCCAAAGAATTTGACAACCGGCTGTCTTTCTTCTTCCGGTAGCTTCATGTTATCGTCTAGTTTCTTTTGAACTTCTTTAGTAATTAATTTCATATTATTTCTCCATTTATTTATATTAAAAATATACTATCCCATATTATTCTATTAGTGTCAACCCTTCCTCCAATCTGTTACGCCTTCAGGGTATTTTAATTCTACTGTATGTCCTGCTCCTTTAAATTGATCCACAATAAAACTTAATGTTGATATATTATCAAAGGTTGCGTGATATTCTCCATTAACAAACATTCGCAAAGGTAAATCTCTATCGTTAGGAAATTCTTTTTGCCACCATTTTAATTTTTCTTCAGTCATTTTTTCTCCCGATTTAACTAGCGTTCTCCCGATTTAACTAGCGAGAGAAAGCTATTTTTTAGGACACAATTGAATGGCTTTCCTAGTCCACCTAATAATTAGTTAGGTTTCACTGCCAACTCTCTCTCTCACATAAACGATAGGGTTTGCAATATATTATGTAGATACAACCTATTCGTTTAGTATAACTCCTAGATAGTAAGTAAATTGCATATCAGTTATGAGCTGATGTAGTATCTTTTTAAGCACATTA